AGTCACAAAGACTGCTGATGGCCATGCAGTTGCGGGCCGCACAAGAGTAGCTGGTATTTACTTCACAAACACCGCTACAGCCGCGTCTTTTTCCCTGAAGAACGGCAGCACTACCGCAGGCACAGCCCTGCTGACCATTGTTACACCTGCTGCGGCTGGAGCTACTGACCTTATCCTCCCGGATATGGGAATTCTCTTTGACTCAGGGGTGTTTATTGATGTTTCCAGTGCTGAAGTTACCAGCGTGACACTGTTGTTTTATGGTGGGGCAGCGCAGTAATGGCTAAAAAGACCCCCTCCCTTTCGGTCGGTCGCGGCGAGAAATTGCCCGTCTCCAAGGGGGCGGGCTTGACTGCCAAAGGCCGTGCAAAGTACAACGCGGCAACGGGCAGCAATTTGAAAGCCCCGCAGCCTGAGGGCGGTAAGCGCAAGGACTCGTTCTGCGCGCGCATGAGCGGCATGCCGGGACCGATGAAAGACGAGAAGGGTAAACCGACTCGTAAGGCCGCCGCCCTGGCGCGATGGAAGTGCTGACATGGAGATGATGGTATGGAACATCGTTTTGACAGCGGTAGTGGGCCTCATGGGGTTTTTGCTTAAAGGCAAGTTCGACGAGCTGTCCAGGCTCGGAATTTTGCTTAACCGCACACGCGAAGAGGTTGCCAGGGACCACATCACGCGCAGGGAAGTGGACGATCGAGTTGAGAAACTTGTTGTCCACATGGATCAACGGTTTAACCGAATCGAGCAAAAGCTCGATGACATGCAAAAAGGACGGATGACATGAAAGCACCGATGAAAATGGTCAAAAAAGGCGGCAAATCAGTGCCTGCTTTTGCGGCCGATGGCGTTGGCAAAATGAAAAAAGGCGGCGCGGTAGGCATGCACAAGATGCCTGACGGCAAGATGATGAAAGACTCTGACATGGGCGACAAGATGGGTCGTGCTGTCAAACGTAAAACGGCCGACGTCAAGGGCCGTGCAATGAAAAAAGGAGCATGATCATGGCTGGTAAAGGAATGGGTTGCGCCACTCGTGGCGGCGGTGCTGTTGAAAGCGGCCCTGCAAACAAGGTAATGTCCGAAACAAGCAAGACCACTGGTCCTGTTCGCATGAAAAAGGGCGGCATGGCCAACAAAGGCGGCATGAATGAGCACAAGCGCATGGCCATGGGCAAGCCCATTGGCAAAATGGGCGGGGGCATGATGGCCAAGGGCTACAAAAAAGGCGGAGCAGCCTGCTAAATGGCCACATCAGGCACCACCACATTCAACCTGTCGATTGACGACCTGGTTGAGGAAGCATTTGAGCGCTGTGGCATGCGGCCAACCAGTGGGTTTCAACTCACCTCGGCCCGCCGATCGCTCAACTTGCTTTTCCTTGACTGGGCCAATCGCGGGCTGAACCTGTGGACAATTGAGCAGGCCACTTTCCCGTTGACCGCTGGCGTCAACGAGATTGCCTTGGACGAGTCGGTTGTCAATGTGCTTGAGGCGGTCATTCGTCAAAACAACCAAGGCACCAACACGGATGTGTACATTGAGCGCATCAGTCGTGAGGACTGGCTCAACGTGCCTGACAAAACAACGCAGGCTCGCCCTGCGCAGTTTTATGTCGAGCGCACCACCATCCCCAAGGTGTACTTTTACCCTGCCCCGGCTGCTGGGTACACGTTTGTGTATTACCGCATTCCGTATCCAAGACGCAGGAAGCTATGTCAACACGGCGGACGTGAATTTTCGCTTCTTACCTTGTTTGGCGTCCGGCTTGGCGTACTATCTTTCTCTGAAGTTTGCTGCTGATCGCGCTGCGGCGCTCAAGGCGATTTATGAGGAAGATTTCCAGCGCGCCGCTCTGGAGGATCGCGATACTGCAAGCGTGCAGTTCGTACCGGACATGGGGGTGTGACATGGCTTTTGCGTCAGGCATGCACTCCTATGGGCTGTGCGACTACTGTGGCCAGCGCTACCGGTACAACACCCTGCGCAAGAATTGGCGTGGCTTTATGGTGTGCCCAGATGACTACGAGCCAAAAGAGCCGCAGCTTGAGCCCTTACGCTACAAAGGCGATGCCATTGCGTTGCGCGATCCGCGTCCCGACCGCATCGAGCCTGTGTCCGTCTTTGTTGGCGCACCAGGCTTTACCGCTTTTCAAAGCTATGGCAGTGTGCGCGGTGGCACTAACATGCAGCCGTACGTACAGGACCAAGCGCTCATCGCGCAAGGTGTTGTTGGATCAGTGACTGTGAGCATTTCATGACCTACGACGAACTTGTCACCAACATCCGTAACTACACCGAGGTAGGGAGTAACGTCTTTACTGAGCCGGTGATCAACACCTTCATCACCATGGCGGAGAACCAGATTCTTCGCGAGATTGACTTGGACGTGTTCAAGCTGGAAGTTACCGGCAACATGACCCAGGGCAACAGGTTCCTAAGCGCCCCTTCGGACCTGCTCACGCATCGTTACATGATTCTGACGCCGGCCAGTGGCGAGCAGATTTTCTTGGACTTTCGGGACACATCCTTCATGAAGGAGTACTGGGCGAATGGCACTACACAGGGCACGCCCAAGTACTATTCAGTGTGGGACCAGAACACTTTTTACATTGCGCCTACGCCAAATCAGGCCTACAGCGTGGAACTGGGCTACATCTACCGCCCGGCGCAGCTGTCGTCCGCCAATCCGACGACTTGGGTCAGCATCAATGCACCAGAGGCATTGTTGTACGCATGTTTGATCCAGGCCTACAGCTACACCAAGGGGCCTGCGGACATGATGCAGTATTTCCGTGCAGCCTACAAAGAGGCCATACAGGGCTTGGGCGCTGAGCAGCAGGGTCGCCGCCGTCGTGATGAATATCGAGATGGTATGCTTCGTATTCCACTTAAGTCGGAGTCACCTGGACCATGATCACACCCCTTGTTCAAGCTTCTATGGGAAGCGTTTTTGTCGAGACAACGCAGGCACGCGGCTGGACAGCCGAAGAGTTGGCCGTCCGTGCTGCTGACAAAATTATCTACATTGGAGACCAGTCGCATCCTGCAGTGCAGGCGCAGGCTCGGGCATTTAAGGAAAACGTCAAACAAGTGGTGGCGTTTTATTTGAAAGAGGCGATTGAGCAGGACAGGGCGACAATTGCAGCCAGGCTTACCCAAGCCGGGCATCCCAACTTGGTTCACTTACTAGGAGAGTAAAAATGGCATTTTCAGGCAACTTCATGTGCACCAGCTTTAAAACAGAGCTGATGCAAGCCGTGCACAACTTCACCGCCAGCACCGGCAATACGTTTAAGCTGGCCCTGTACGACAACAGCGCGTCTTTCACGGCCGCGACTACTGCTTACACTGCCACCAACGAAGTGCCGAACTCTGGCACGTATGCAGCAGGCGGCGGCACGTTGACCAACGTCACGCCCACGTCCAGCGGTACCACCGCATTTACGGACTTTGCTGACCTGTCATTTACCAGCGCAACTATCACCGCTTATGGCGCGTTGATTTACAACGACACGGCGGCAGGCAACCCAACCGTTTGCGTGCTGGATTTTGGTGGTGCAAAGACGTCTACCGTCGGCACTTTTACCATCATCTTCCCAACTGCTGACGCTACAAATGCAATTATCCGAATTGCATAAAAGTTGTAGATGTCCAATGCAGCTGTTGCCTTTGACGGATGGAACGCGTCTGGCGTAGCCTGGGGAGACCAGCCTTGGGGGGAGGGCGCGCTTGATATTGCCGCAACTGGAGCGGTAGGAACAGCCACGACAGAGCAAGGCGTTACTGTCAACCTCGTCGGGGTAGAGGGAACCGCTTCCGTTGGACAAGTAACGGTAGACATCGCAAGTTCCATATCCGTATCTGTTACCGGGGTAGCGGGCACGGCGCTTGTCGGTCAGGTAGCAGTAGGGGAAGGGGTATCCGTTGCTGTTACGGGAGTGCAAGGGATTGCTTCCGTCGGCCAAGTTGTGGTGGACGTTTCAACCTCCGTATCTGTCGCTGTTACGGGAGTGCAGGGGACTGCTTTCGTCAGCCCGGTAACGATAGAAGGGACTGCGTCTGTCGCTGTTACGGGAGTGCAGGGGATTGCTTCCGTCGGCCAAGTTGTGGTGGATGTCTCGGGTTCCGTATCCGTTCCTGTCACGGGGGTAAGCAGTGCCGCGTCTGTCGGCCAGGTAACGATAGAGGGGACTGCGTCTGTCGCTGTTGCGGGAGTGCAGGGGATTGCTTCCGTCGGCCAAGTTGTAGTGGATGTCTCGAGTTCCGTATCCGTTGCTGTTACGGGAGTGCAGGGGGTTGCTTCCGTCGGCCAAGTTGTGGTGGACGTTTCAACCTCCGTATCTGTCGCTGTTACGGGAGTGCAAGGGGTTGCTTCCGCCGGCCAAGTGACAATGCAGGGCACGGCATCTGTAACTCCCATAGGGGTGACAGGCGTGACTTTCCTCGGCCAAGTAGCAGTAGGAGAGGTCGTCGATGTTTCTGTTACAGGGGTGACGGGCACGGCGTCCGTTGGCCAAGTCGCGGTAAATGCGGCAGCAGTAGCAACTGTCGCAGGGGTAGCGGGCACGGCATCTGTCGGCCAGGTAACAACACAGGGCACGGCATCTGTTTCTGTTACGGGGGTGCAAGCAGCAGGCATCGTAGGGGCCATTGTTTTTGTAGATGTGACGGTGCTTGTAACCGGGGTGCAGGCGATAGGGAGAATTTCAAACGTCCTTGTTTGGGGAGTTGTTAACGACAGCAACACTATTGCATGGCAGCCCGTTAGCGACGAGAATACCGTTACATGGACTGCAGTTTCTACATGAGGAATAATTATGGCAAGTACCTTTTCAGACCTTAAGTTTGAGCTTATTGGCACTGGGGATCAGGCAGGCAACTGGGGCCAGACTACCAATGACAATATCGGCACGGCCATTGAACAGGCAATCACAGGTCTTGGAAATCCTGTTTTTACAACAGATGCAGACCTGACGATCTCCCTTACGGACACGGTTGCCCTGCAGACGGCAAGGGCCTTGGTCCTAAACGCCACGTCTACGGGAAGTCTTTCCGCGACCCGCAGCCTGGTGGTTCCAACGATTGAAAAACAGTACATCGTCCAAAACAACACGTCGGGCGGACAAAGCATTGTTGTGAAAACAACCGCAGGGACGGGCATCACGGTCCTTAACGGAAGCAAGATGCACCTGTACGTGGACGGGGTGAACGTAGTAGACGCCGTTTCGCGCTTCAGCGCCCTTACCCTTGCTGCGGCGCTTCCTATTACAAGTGGCGGGACGGGCACCACTACACCAAGTCTTGTCGCTGGCACCAATGTCACGGTTACCGGCACATGGCCAAATCAGACTATTGCTTCAACAGGCGGTGGCGGTGGCGGCGTATCGGCAGCGACGGTATACGGATTAATAACAATTTTCGGAGTTTGATATGGCAGCACCAAATTTAATCGCAGCAACGGCAATCTACGGAAAGACAACAGCGGTGAGTCTAACAACAACCTCTGCAACTTCCGTGTTGAGCAATGCAGCCAGCAGTGGAAAATGCTTGAAAATTAATACTGTTAACGTAGCCAACACTTCCCTTAATACAGTTTCCGTAACACTGGTCTGGAATAATGCCGCTAGTTTAGCAGGAACAAGTTTTGCAATTGCAAGTACTATATCAGTGCCTGCCAACACTACTTTAAACATTATTGATAAAACAAGCCAGTATTACTTAGAAGAAAATCAAAGTCTAGGTGCAACTGCATCAACATCAACAACCTTAGTCGTGACTTGCAGCTACGAGGACATAAGCTAATGGTCAAGAGATACGATGGCAGTTTAATTTCTGCCACTCCACCCGCCTCGACTTCAACTGCCACTAGTGCGGTTTGGGGTACTAGCGATCAAATTCAATTACAACAGGCGAATAATTGGCCGCTGGTTGTACTCCCTGCACCCTCAACAGTTGAATATCTTGTTGTGGCAGGGGGTGGTGGTGGTGGTGGTTGGCAGGGCGGGGGTGGTGGCGCTGGGGGATTTAGAACTGCATCAGGGTTTGCAGTTTCCTCCGGCACCGCTATTACAGTAACTGTGGGCGGCGGAGGCATTGGTCAGCCGGCCGGCACTGATAATGCTTACACAAACGGAAGTAATTCCGTTTTTAGTAGTATAACCTCTACGGGTGGAGGTCGTGGAGGAAACTTTACCAATGCCGGATTAAAGGGTCAAAATGGAGGTTCGGGAGGAGGGGGTTCATACAACTCCGGAGCCTCCGCCGGCGGTGGAACAGGGACAGTCGGCCAAGGTAACAACGGGGGCATTGGCACTACTGCACCTAACTATGGCGCTGGAGGGGGCGGTGGAGCCTCCGCCGTTGGAGGTATTGGAACCGGCACTGTTTGTGGGGTCGGCGGAGCCGGCACTGCATCAAGTATTTCTGGGAGTTCCGTAACGTATGCTGGAGGCGGCGGGGGTAGTGCAGGTAACATCAGCAGCCCGGTTGGAGGGGCAGGAGGGGCCGGCGGCGGTGGGGCCGGCGGGACAAATAGTATGGGCACTAGTGGCACTGTGAATACAGGAGGTGGTGGCGGGGGTGCGGGCACCTCCGGCAATACCGGAGTTAACCACAAAGGCGGTGGCGCAGGTGGTTCGGGTATTGTGATTATTAGCTACTCTTCGGCATTTAGAGCCGCGACCGCTACAACGGGCAGTCCAACAATTACAGTGGTCGGTGGATTCAGGGTTTATAAATTTACCGGCTCCGGTTCAATAACATTTTAAAATAAGAGTTTAATCATGGCAAGCACGTCTTTCCCCTTGTTTGTTGCTTCTGTACTCATGAGGTCATAAGTTAATGGTTAAAAGATACAAAGGCGGTTCGATTTCTGCCACTCCACCCGCCTCGACTTCATCTGCCACTAGTGCGGTCTGGGGTATTAGCAAGCAAATTCAATTAGAACAGGCGAATAATTGGCCGCTAGTTGTACTCCCTGCGCCCTCAACAGTTGAATATCTTGTTGTGGCAGGGGGCGGCGGTGGCGGTGGCTGGGAGGGTGGTGGCGGTGGTGCTGGGGGATTACTTACTGCATCAGGGTTTGCGGTCTCCGCCGGCACGGCTATTACAGTAACAGTAGGCGGGGGAGGCATTGGTCAGCCGGCCGGCACTAATAATGCTTATGCAAACGGGAGTAATTCTGTTTTTAGTAGTATAACCTCTACGGGGGG